TTTGGTCGCAGCTGCAAAGCGGGTGCCTGGTCTGCGGACCACGCCGCCCTGCACTACCACCACAGCGTTTTCGATAACCTTCGCACCGTTGGCGTAGCGGGCGATATCGACACGCCCCATAAGGCGCGGGGAAACTTCGCCTGCGGTGAAATTGGTTTTTATGAGGTTCGCGCGCATGTCAGAACCTCGACTCATAGGTTGGATAGCCGCCAAGCTCTTCCGGCGGATCTTCCTGGCCGTCCACGGCTTTGGCCTGTTTAAGCAGAAACGCAGCCTCCTGCGCCAGACTATCGCGCAGACTGGCGGATCCCGTCACCGCGTATGCCAGTTTGGATTGCATCATCATTTCGGCAACATCCACCAGCGCCGCATCCCACGTGGACTCGTCCTCATTTCGGAAGATGTAGCGGAGCCGGATCACATCGACGTTGGACAGCAACCGGCTTCCCTCAATCCGGTAATCAATATCGTCCCGTGGTTCGCCGACCGACAGAACGCGGATCAGGTCCCCAGGTAGCGAAAATTGATAACCGTACCCAAAAACAGGCGCAGCGCTGACGGGTGAGAGCACAACGCGTTTTATCGCACAGTTCCAGGGGTGGGCTCGGAGTAATTTATTGCGAACGGTAGGGTAAAGGTTGGCGCAAAGACGGGCGTGATCCGTGTCTTCGTCGAAATCATTTATCGGGTGTGCACCCAGCGCCAGAAGTGCATTTGAGCAGATTGATACACTCGAAGTCATGGCAGAACCTCAGATGAAAAAAGGCCGGGGGTATACCCCGGCAAACACACCAGCGGCTTAAACAACAAAATCGATGGCGACGACTTTTTTCTCGTTGGCGCGGCCAGCACCATAAGACGCATCAACAGAGATCTGAATGGTGTTGTTTTTATCGCGACGTGGACCGATATCGACGTTGTACTCAGCGCCGGTACCGAAATGCACAGCTGACTTACACCATGCGACGGCTGTTTTGGTGGTTACAGCCGGATCGCCATCGGTCACAGAATCCAGCTTTTCGTAAGCCAGCCACTTAAAGCCGAGCCAGTTGCCGGACACAGCACCTTCCTGCAGCATTTTCACCGCCATAAAGTCGGCAGAAGTCAGCGTGGTATCACTGAGGATCTGCGTCAGCATGTCGGCGTTGTAGGTGATATACAGCTCTTCACCGTTCTGCTCGTCACACTCGTTACGGCGGAACATCGCTTTTGCAGCGATCAGCTTGGCTTTGGTCATCCCTGTACCACCAGCAACGATTTTTTGCGACGCAGGCAGCGCCACTGGCGCATATGCCCCGCCGCTGGACGTTTTACGCAGCACGGTATCGAGCAGCGCACGATATACAACATCGTCTTTTTTGCGGTTGGCGGCCGCCAGGGTGAGCTGTAGATATGGCCCCTGAGGATCGGCCAGCAGTTTACGCAGGTCGCGTTTTTCAACAGGGACAAATACACCGTAGTCCGCCATCAACGCGTTACGGGTGCCAGCCTCAGGCAGGTCCCATACGGTGTCACCGAAACGCGCGGTGATCTGCGTCATTTCGATGGTGCCCATATCGTTGATGGTGAACGCTTCGCCAGTGATCATCCCACGGTCGTGTACCGCTGCCTGCAGGCGGGAATCCTTCTGCTGCGCGGCGATTTCGAAAGAATCATGAAACTGCGTGATAAACGCAGCGGTGATCATGTTCTTATTGGTATCAAATGACATAACAATCACTCCAGAAAATATCGCCTGCTGGGGTATCGGTTTCCCGGCCCAAATCTGCACAATGCGGGTGGCGCTTACGCACTGCGGGAGAAATCAGGTATCCGGCGTCCCCGCCGGGCTGGTTGTGGAGAGATTGTTAGCGAGGTGCGCGGTCGGAATCCCGACCAAATGAAAAAGCCAGCGGTTCAGGCTGGCTTTTGGTGTTGTCGTCGTGACATGTCACGCTACGGTTTGATCGCCGTAACGCTTCTGGTAATACGCTTTGACCGTCGCTGATACGCGTTCATGGTCGGCGTGTTTCGGGTCCATATATGCCGGGGATTTCATCAGGTCGCGAATGCTCTGCTGCTCTTCGAGGTTCACATCGCCGCCCGCCGGCGCATCTTCCTGCATTTCCGCGCCTACTTTTGCCAGCATGCGAATAACCATCGGATTATTGCCGATCTCGTCAATGCGGCCTTTGTCGGCGTCGTCAGCCAGCGAGTTAAACGCGCGGAAAGCCAGACCGATGTTTTGCTTAAACTCCGCGTCGGTTTTCCACACCTCGCGCAGCTGAGTGGTGGCGGACTCAGAATCCAGCGCTGCGGCACCACCAACCAGCTCAGGAGCACGCTGCGCGTATTCACCCAGGATGAAGCTCATCTGGTCGTTGGTGATACCTTTGGCGTGCGCAGTTTTCATAAAGCTCTGCATGCGCGGGTCGGCTTTGAATTCTTCCCAGTTAAATCCCTCGACCTCTACCTTAGGCGCATACTCATCTGACGTTTTCGGCGGTGCGTCGCCGCTGCCCATGCGTTTTTCAATGTGAGTGTAACTTTCCGCCAGTTTGCGGGCAGAGCTTTCAATACTGAGTTTTCCGTCTTCGCCCATAACGCGGAATTTCTCAGGTAGCCAGTCATTCGCACCCTGTTCGCCCGCGCCGGTGCTGAGCAGAGAATTGCCAGAAGGTTCACCAGCACCCGGATTATTGCCGCCATCTTCACCACCTCCGTTACCCCCGCCCGGCTGTTCTGCGCCGGGCTCAGCGTTCATGAATAAGTGTTTAAGCTTCCACATCGTCTTCTACTCCATCGGCCTTGTTGATTTCGCGCAGGATGTAATCCAGTACGGATCGCTGCCCTGCCCTGTAACACGTTTCGCGGTCGCCCTCGGTACCACCGGGGACGTACGCCGCGCGCCCGAAGCGGCGCGTTAATTCTTCCAGCACCTGAGAACCACCAGGCATTTCCTCGAAAATGCGCTTAAAGTCCTGAGGTGTAGCCTGTTTTATTCTCATTGGTTACCTGCCAGTCGTTGCCCTATTGCCGCGCCAGCTGTCTGCCCTGCGGCCCCAGCTGCCTCGGTGCCCGCCTGCATCATGAGCTGCTGCTGTGCGGCCTGCTGCTGTGTTTTCTGGCGCTGGTCGCGGAGGTCTGCCACCGCATCGGATGAGCGCATGACCTTCGCCGGTACGCCTAACGCTTCGCCCACTACGCGGCTGGCTTCATCGCTGTCCATGTTGTCCAGTATGTCGGGGTATGCCTGCGCCAACTGCATGATGTTCTGGCCATAACGCTCGATTGCCGTGACGTCTTCCAGCTTCTGGGCGCGTGCCAGAGGCGAGATGTAACGTACGTTGAAATTGGCGTTCTGCAGGCTCTCAGGCGGCGGGGAGAAAATGCCAGCGCGGAAAGCGATGCCAAAACAGCGCACAACCAGCAACTGGAGATATTCAGCCTGGAACCGGCCATACACCGGACCAAGCAGCTGGCGAATCAGCGCGACGCGCACGTGCACTTCGGTGGCGGTCATGGCTGGCCCGTCCTGCGGCTGCAGTTGGTCGGCCATCATGATTTTGCGGATTGATGCCTGCAGGCGATCTTCTGCGGTAAATGCGACCTGGAAATCTGCACCGGTCAGCAACGGTTTCATGCTTTCGGTGCTGTTCGCCACGATGATGCGACGCGGACCGACCTTGACCGTACGCGGGTTGAGTACGCCGTCGTCTTCGGCAATCCACATGCCGGAGATAGCCAGATCCTGCGCGGCTTTCTCCATGCGTTTGGTTTCGTTCAGCTCTTTGCAGTCTGGCAGAGCATCGTATACCGGGCCGATTCCGTAGGAGCCGCCGGGGATTTTCATCCAGCGCGGAACGCAGCACGGGAATTCGTGATAGCCGGATTCGCGCACAATCTGCTTGTTGCTCACGTCGACGTTGTACGACGCAAAGCGCATGTTTTTCGCCAGGCGGGCGTTAACCATGTAGGTTTCACGCGGGAAAATGCAGTGCAGGAAATCAAATTTATCGTCGGGCTTTTTCTTCGCTGCGTCGCGGATCTTCTCGCTGACCTTGTCCGCGCCGAACTCTTTGATGGCCTGCTCAGCAGTCAGCTGGTAGCGGCGGTATATCGTGTCCACGATGCCATCCTTGCGGGTGGACGTGACATAGCACTGCGCCAGCGGCCATTGCTGGAAGGTGTAGCCGCCCTCCTCCCGGTCCTCGTCGATGTACAGGACGAACCAGCCAGCGCATACCACGTCGAGGTTTGCCTCATAGCCCTCGGCGTCGAAGTTAGCCGCATGGATATTTTCCCATACCAGCGTGGCGCACTCAGACAGCCAGGCTTTGGCGTCGTCTGGCAGCGATTCGCTGTCGAGGTTCAGCCACTGCGCGTTTGCCGGAGTCATGCCGGACATGAGCGCAGAGGCCAGCATGCGGGCGCTGTCGGTGGCGGTACCGTCCAGTAGCTTCGCCACCTTGTGTTTTGCACTCTGAGCGTCGAGCACTTCGTCAGAGAATCCCGCGCCGCGCAGCGGATAGGTGTAGTCATAGCACTCGCGCCAGACGCTTTCATGCTGCTGGCGGTTGGCTTTCAGCGTGTCGGAACGCTTAATCAGCTTAACGGCGAGTTCATCCATCAGTTACGCCCCCAGAGTATTTTTCTGCTGCGCTGCCTGCGCACCAGAGGACAGCAGAGAGCTGCCAGAATCAGCCGCGCCCTCTGCACCACTGGCGAGAAGGGACGAGCCTTTCTTGCGCTTCTTGCGCGCTGCTGCATCTGCGTTTGCCGCTTTTGCCGCTGCATCGGCAGCTGCATCCGCTTCGGCCTGCGGGTCGGTCTGTACGACCTTTGGCGCTCCGCCTCCACACATAACGATTCCCCCTCTTAGCCCGGAACGTGCCAGCCGTGTTCAGTCAGAACGGGCTTACCCGTAACCGGCTGGCGTTTGCCCTCGTCGTTCGTCACGTAGCCCAGCGGCGCGGCAGGCTCCGCCGTGGTGGCTTTTTTAACGAGCTGGAGGAATTCGAGATTGTCGGTCAGCTGCTGGTCAGCAAGGTCGGTGTAACCCAGCGTTTCAAAGCGGGCGATGATGGCCGCGCCCTGCTCGTTGATGGTCCCCAGCAGAGTATTGCGCGCGGTGGGTAACAACGCTTCTTCGCTGGCCTGAGGCTCCTCAACGGTGATTACCTGCTGCTCTGCGCGCTGACCGTCAGCGTTAAGCGTCTGGATCTCAGTCGCGGTAAGGCGGTGCTCTGCGTCCGTCTGCTGTTCTGCGCCCGTTTCAGGCTCCTGCCCTGGTACTTCGACGGTTTTCTTTGGTCGGCCCATTGTGTTGGCTCCTGTGATGATTGAGCCGTAAGTGTGAAACGGGGTCGCGGTCGGGATCCCGACCAAATGGAAGATTTGTTAAAAACAGGGCCGATTTAACATAATGGACGTTGCGCGCACCAGCGAAATGGCACTCGTTAACGATTCAGCGTGAAGCGGTTATTTGTTGCGGTTTACTGGCGGGAAGTGGTGAAAATGGACTGCATAAATCGTGCATAAAACAGGGCGGTTTTTGCATAGCGCTTTTAACCGATGAACGCCCTGTTTCTGCAAGTTTTCATGGTGCCAGACGCTTCGATCGCCAGGCGTACACAAAGCGCCGTGATGTAACCTGCGCAGGCAGTTCAGAGCGCGGGCGCTGTGTGACGTAGCACCAGAAATCTATCAACGCTTCGCCCGTGTGATGGTTCGGCGCTGCGCCCTGCTTCCAGCCGATGATAGCAGACTTCGATACGTCGAGCTCTCTGGCAATCTCCTGCAGGGGGATGCCGCTGCGCGTGATGTCGTTAATCACCCGGAACCAGTCTGTTTTGAACGTTGCGACAACTGGCATGGGTCACCTCGCAAAACGCGCGCACGCGCGAGCATAGAGAGCGATTTTATTGAGCTTCTGGCGCTCGTTAATCGCCGTGGTGGAATCAAATCGTATTTGCATATCGCTACTCGCAATAAATTACATGTTCATTGCTAGACCACCTGTGACCACCTAGACCACTATTTTCTAACCTTTCCCCAAATCGACTTATATATATATATGGGGTTATTAGTAAAAAGGTGGTCTAGGTGGTCTAGGTTGGCTTTCGCCTTAAATTACAGTACGTTGCCGCTAGACCACCAAACTAGCTCAGGTGGTCTAGGTGGTACTAGTTTTTACCCAAACGCGTATCTGTTTACCGTTTACAAAGCGCCTATCTCGCAAATACCCGCAGTTTTGCAAAACATTACCGATTCGCATTTCTTCGCGTTTTCCAATATTGCGAGAATCGAGCCCAATCGCTTCTTTCAACACGTCACTAGTTAGTAAAAATTCGCAGTTTCGCGGAATGTCGTTAGTCATCAGGTCAGGAGTGTCGAGCCATTTCTCTACCGTTTCGAGCCACGCGTCCTTAATGGTGTACTGCTCGTGGACACTCGCACCGAGGCGCTCAGCATCGCGGAACTGGATGCCGCCGAGGCGCTTAAACGTCTCGCGGGCCTCAGCCCACAGCAAAAGGAGGTCGGTTTTTATCGCTTTCACGTCGACTTTCGACACCTCCACGGGCAACCACCGGCGGTTACCGGTCTTGTCGGCGAGGAATTCGTCCTCGTTGGTGGTACCGACGAACACCAGGCGACGCGGGAACTGGGTAGCGAACTCCCGGTATTTAGGGATCCAGTTCTCATGCGTGCGCGTCACGAATGCCTTGATGGATTCGAGCTCTTTGGTATTAAGGCCGCGCAGCTCGCCAATCTCCGCCACCAGGCGACCGCGCATCTTGCGTGCGAGGTCATCGTCTTTCTCAGCGAACGATATCTCAGTGAAGAACGCCGGGTCGGGGCTCAGCGCTTCCACGCCGGAGGACTTCCCGCAGCCCTGAGGACCGACGAGGATCGGCACCATATCAGCTTTGACACCGGGCTCCAGCACCCTGCCCGCCAGCGCCGTCCACATGTACATGGACACCGCGCGGGTGTATGGCGTGTCGGCGGTACCGAAGTGCGTATGGTAGAAAGTTTCGATACGCGGCACGCCGTCCCACTCCAGCCCGTTAAGCCAGGTGGTCGCCGAGTCGAAAGGCTGTTCGTCAGCGGCCAGCAGCACCACGTCGCGTATCAGCTCACGCCCGACAGGCTTAAAGCCTCGCTTTTCCATCGTGATGCGCAGGCGCGCATAGTCCGCATCGGTGAACGCCTGCCACTGGCCGGAGCCAGCCTGGGCGAACATGATTTCGTCGCGGAACTGGTCAAAGCGAATATCGATGTCCACGAAGTCAGGACGCACAACGGCTTTGGCCGCGTTGCTGATGGTGGCCTCGATGCGGCCCCATTTGTCGCGTTCGAACGCCGGCAGCGGTAAAGGCTCAGCCACTTCGGTGCTGGTCAGGTCTTCGAAATCGTCGTTGCGGGTCCCGATGGCATTAAGGAAATCGCCGTCATCGCGGTGTGCACAGCTGGCGTGCAGGCACTTGAAATGGCCCTGCTCAAAGCCCGCGGTACCGCCCGGGAAGTAAACCGTGCTCGTCGGGTCGCCGCCGGTGCTGTGGCCGTCTTCGAACGGGCAGCGGATATAACGCTCGCCGTTCGTGCCGTCCAGCAGCGTCCAGCCGTTCGCGTCGAGGTATTCGGCTGTATCATCCGTGGCGCCGGGTGTGAACGTTGAGCGGTCGCGCATCTTCGTGCTACCCGCTTCGGTGGTGACCGACACAGGCAACTGTTCCGCCAGTCGCTGCCACAGAGTTTCGAGCTGGTCAGCAGTTATGGCTGGGGGCTCGTCCGGCAGACCGCCGTCCCATTCAATACGCGCGCCGCTGCTGTGTGTACCGCAGGCAACGAATTGTTGGCCGTTGGCCAGCAGCTCGATAATCCCCATATCGCCCGCCAGACGGTGGATGCGCTTACGGAAATCACCCTCTACGGCGAGCAGGTACAGGCATTTGTTGCTGTTGGCGCGCCAGCGACGCGGCGGCAACTCGCCAAGCAGCTGCACCAGCGTTTTGCGAATATCGGCCTGGATGTCTTCGTCTTCGCTGTCGCAGTCCAGCGCCAGCCAGCCATGACCAGTGCGCACACAGATGCCGTAATCCGGTTCGTTCGACCAGCGGGCAAAGTCATGCTCAGTAACGACATGCTCGGTCCACTGAGCAATGCCGGTGGCCAGTCGGTCGCGGTTATAGAGGCTCGGCGTCTTGCCCAGCGCTTTCAATTTACTATTCGGGGATATGGTCGCACCCGGGTTGCACACGACCGGCAGCAGCTGGTCAGTGCGCCCCAGCACCAGATCGAAGTGGAACCATTCGTCAGGCGTCGCCCCCCAGATCTTTTTCTCTGGCATGGGTTACGCCTTTTTGTCGTTTTGTGAGCCGTGCAACAGCCAGTTAGGGTCGCAATCAAGCGCAACGGATAATTCAAGAAGATAGCGAGGCCGAGAAATAACACCGCTTTCGATCCTGTTGATGGCCTGCTGACTAACCCCTGTTAGCTCAGCCAGCGTGACCTGCGTCATTTTGAGCTCTTTACGTCGCTCTTTTAATCGGGTAGCCAGAGTCATAGTTATCACCTCATACAATTTTAGTGGTATTTAGCAACAACTAATGATGTTTGTCAAATACAACAAAAATTGTATTTAATAATAGGAGGTCATAATTTCAACTCTTACAAGGTATTAAAAATGTCTCTCGCAGCACGCTTCAAAGCCCGCCGTATCGAACTCGGAATGACACAAACAGAAGTCGCAAACTCTGCGGGAGTTAGCCAGCAATCAATTGAGTCTATAGAAAGCGGACGTACCCGAAAGCCACGTAACCTTCTCGATCTGGCTAAGGCGCTGAAATGCAGCCCGGACTGGCTATTGAACGGTAAAAACATAATGCCGCTCGCTGAAATCAGCACCAGAAGAATCCCTGTTTTGAGTTACGTACAAGCGGGTTGTCTCACTGAAGCAAGAGACGTTACTGACCTGACAGGAGAGCTTGAATATGTTCTGGCTGATGCAGACGTACCTGAAACGTGCTTCGCTCTTCGCATCGATGGCGACAGCATGCAACCGGAGTTTAAAGAAGGCGATATCGTTATTATCGATCCGGACCTGTGCCCTACCCCAGGAGAATTCGTGGTTGCCAAGAACGGCGGCCATGAGGCCACATTTAAAAAATACCGCCCGTTGGGTGTAGGTGTTGATGACTTCGAACTGGTTCCGCTTAACCCAGACTATCCTGTTTTGCGCAGTGCTGACATGAAGTTACAGATCATTGGTGTCATGATCGAGCACCGCATTTACCGCCGTAAACGCTAAAACCCCACCTCCGCTGGAGGGCTCTGCTGCCCTCCTCGCACCTATCTTGTAAAATCTTACAAACTAAATTCATTTAAATATCAATAACGTGGTATTTTTGCGCCCACAAATACCACATTTGTGGTTTACACAATACAACTCAAATTGTAGATTTAATCCCAAGAAGTAATCGCTCTTTAACAAACAGAACCGCGTGACAGGTAAGCCGCTGTGCTCCTGGCAAAACGAAATGGCACCCGATGGGATCGAGGTAAGCGCCGAGTCTGTATGCGTACGGTAAGCGTAGAGGACCACACCGCGACGAGCTGATAAGTCACGCAAGTTGAAACGCCCCGATGATGGGGCGCAGTGAATTTATCAAGCGTCTGTCAGGCGCTTCATTAAGTCCATTGCATTGCTGTGTGTAGTCTTTGCCCCTCGCAAGAGGGGCTCTTTTTTGGAGCACTACCGATGAAACCTGAATACCTCCACCGGCTGACGGGGCGCGACGTGCTCCGCTGGCGCCGCAAACATTTCGACATTATCACAGGTCTGGCCCTCGCTACTGCGTTCGGCCTGACCATTACCTTCATTCTCCTTGTAGCGAGGACCGCAGTATGAGCTTAGAAACAAATCTGGAACTTAATAACCAGCTGGTAACCCGTAACAACGAACTGCTGGAACGCCTTATCACCGCGCTGGCCTCCGGCGTGGCTCTCCGTCCGGACACAGTAGCGCAGGTGCAGGAATACCGCGAAACGGTACCGGAAACCAAAGCGGAAAATACCGTTATCCGCAAGGTTACGCTGGACGATCTGGAGTTCAGCGACATTATCGCCCTGGCTGCATTCTACCCGGACGCGCAGGAGCTCAGCGAAACGATGGTCCAGCGTGTTGTTGATTACCGCGACGCCGAAGGCGATAAACGCGTTGTACAGATCGACGCACTGGACAGCGCCCTGCAGGGCGTTAAACGCGCCGGCCATCTGAACAAGCCAGCGTTACTTGACCTGTCGCGTAACATCCTGCGCTTCTGGGACGATTTGCCAACCATCGCGGCACGCCGTGACTTTGCCGAGCGTTTACTGGACGCACCAGCCGATGGTCGCCATGAAGTGAAGCCGAAAACCAGCGGTAAGGATGAGGAACGCACAGGGCCGTTCTACTGCAAGAACGTCGATGGCTCCGCCGCCAGCGAGCTCCATACCTTACGCAAGCTAAATGAGCTGCTTAAAAAGGGCCATATCGAGATCACTAAAGTTGAGTACCTCCAGCTGCAGGAAGATTTCGCGCGTAAAAACGCGGCAAAAGGCGGTACCGAAACGGGTGGTGATGCCGGGGAAGATACTGGCGAACAGACCGATTTTGCGGCACTGCGTAAAAAAGCCGAAGGGATGATCCTCCAGCTTGCGAAAGGTGGTTACCGTGCCGAAGCTGTGGCGATTCTGGAAAAGCAGGGTGCCAAAAAGCTCGGTGAAGTTGCTGACGAGAACCTCGCAGACGTGATCGCTCAGGCTGAAAAAGCGCTGGAGGGTTAATTATGCCAGACGTTCATGCACGACTTTCCCCGTCATCGGCGCATCGGTGGATGCGCTGCCCGGGTAGTCTGGCGCTGGAAGCCACTCAGCCAGACAAAGAAACGTCCTTTGCTTTAGAAGGCACTGCGGCGCATGCACTTGCCGAAAAGGTGCTGCGCAACCGCCAGAGTCACCCGGAGCACTACGCAGGTTGCAACGTCGCGATGTTCCTCGGCTCCTATCCTCTTGCTGAGCACCCGGATGATACTTCCGGCCCGCGGGTAGATGAGGAAATGGTCGAAGCCGTTGGCCGCTACGTCGACACCATCTGGGCGTTGTCGCAGGGCAATGAGCTGCTGGTCGAGCAGCGTGTCGACTTCTCTCACATCGTGGGCGTAGACGAGTCCTTTGGTACCGCCGACGGGGTAATCATCGCAGGCAACGAGCTGCAAATCCACGACCTGAAATACGGTAAGGGTGTACGGGTCGACGCTGAGCAGAACGAGCAGCTGCAGCTGTATGCCCTGGGCGCGCTCGAACAGTTCAGCATGCTGTACGACTTCGAGACGGTGCGCCTGTTCATCCACCAGCCACGGCTTAACCACGTTTCTGAGTGGGCCCTGACGGTGGAAGAACTCCAGGCGTTCGGCGAACGGGCGCAGGAAGCGGCCGCCAGTGTAATCGTGATGTTCAATATTGCCGATTGCGAAGGCGTCGAAACCCTGCCGCTGGAAAACTTCACACCGGGCGAAAAACAATGCCGGTTCTGCAAAGCCAGTGCCATTTGTACCGCGAGACAGCAGTTGCACTTCGACACTATCGCTGGCGATTTCGTCGACCTGACACAACCTACTGACGAGCAGCTGGCGGAAGCAGTTAAGCGTGTGCCACTGCTCACCGCCGAACAACTGGCGGAGGTATACAGCCAGGCCGATTTTATCGAATCGTGGCTAAAGGCTGTGCGCGACCGGGTGAACAGTGAGCTGAACGCCGGGCATCCGGTACCGGGCTTTAAGCTGGTTACTGGCAAACAGGGTAATCGTGCCTGGAGTGATGAAGAAGCTGCCCGCGCGCTGCTGAAAGACCAGTTCCGATATAAAACCGAGGAGGTTTTTGACCTTAAGCTCATCAGCCCGACCAAAGCCGAGAAGCTCATCAAAAAGGCCAGCCCTCGCCGCTGGACGAAAGTCGAAGCGCTGATCACCCGCGCTGACGGTAAACCCACCGTCGCCCCCGAATCCGACCCGCGCCCTGCGCTCAATATCAACCCTGTTAACGATTTCGACGACGTGTCCGACGACGCGCTCGCCGCAGACCTCATCTGATTAAGGAAACAACCATGAAAGTTAAACTGCAAAATGTTCGTCTTTCCTTCCCTGAATTGTTCGAAGCCAGCCAGGTTAACGGCCAGGGGGATTTCAAATTTCGTGCATCCTTCCTTCTTCCACCTGACCACCCGGGCAATAAAGCCATTGAGCAGGCTATCAAGAAAGTCGCTACGGACAAATGGGGAGCCAAAGCGGATACCATCCTTTCCCAGATTCGCGGTAACCCTATGCGCTTCAACTACCGTAGCGGCGATGAGAAAGCCGATTACGAAGGGTATGCGGGCAACATGGTAATCAGCGCCAGCAACAAAGCGCGGCCATTGGTTATTGATCGCGATCTTTCCCCGCTCACTGCTCAGGACGGTCGCCCTTATTCTGGCTGCTACGTTAACGCCACCATTACCATTTTCGCATATGAGAATAACGGTAAAGGTATCAGTGCTTCCCTCGGTGGCGTTCAGTTCTACAAAGATGGCGATGCGTTCAGCGGCGGCGGTGTGGCAAGCACTGACGATTTCGACGATATCAGCGAAGGTGCAGACGCCTCCGATCTGGTTTAACCCATCCCTCACCCGGCCACGCGCCGGGTGCTTTGCAAAGAGCGTCCCTTTTTGCAAAGCACCCGCGAGGAATATCTATGCCTGAAACCATTCTCTGGGGCGACCTGGAAACCTATTGCGAAATACCCATCACAAACGGCACTCACGCTTATGCGGAAGGTGTCGAGGTGATGCTGTTTGCCTGGGCCATCGGCGACGAGCCGGTTAGCGTCTGGGATCTGACTGCTGGCGAACCTATCCCCGGCAGGCTTCAGAAGGCTATCGCCGACCCCGATACCCTGCTTTATTTCCACAATTCGCACTTTGACCGCACGGTGCTGCGCCATTCAATACCGCGGCTGGCCCCTGATGTAACACGCTGGCGCGACACAATGGTGCAGGCGCTGGCGCACGGCCTCCCCGGCGCGCTGGGCGCACTCTGCGAGGTGCTCGGCGTCCCGCAGGACAAGGCGAAGGACAAAGAAGGTAAAGCGCTTATCCAGCTGTTCTGTAAGCCACGTCCGAAGAACAGCAAACTGCGCCGGGCCACCAGCAAAACCCACCCGGAAGAATGGCGACGCTTTGTTGCTTACGCTGGCCTGGATATCGAGGCTATGCGCGAAGTACATAAGCGCTTGCCGAAGTGGAATTATAAAGGCGCGGAGCTGGCTCTATGGCATCGTGACCAGCAGATCAACGACCGCGGCGTCTGCATGGATGTGCAGCTCGCACGCGCCGCAATCGAGGCAGTAGATCAGGAGCAAAAACGCCTGGCAAAGCGCACGCAGGTAATGACCGACGGCGAAGTGCAGGCGGCCACGCAGCGCGATGCGCTGATTAAGCACATTGTTGAATCGTACGGTGTGGAGCTACCGGACATGCAGCGCAGCACGCTGGAGCGCCGTATGGCGGATCCTGATTTGCCGTCGGCCGTGAAAGAGCTGCTGGCTATTCGCCTTCAGGCCAGCACCACCAGCACCAGTAAATACAAATCGCTGATGAAGGGTGTGAGCAGCGACGGTCGTCTGCGTGGCACACTGCAATTCTGCGGCGCATCACGTACCGGGCGCTGGGCCGGGCGATTGTTCCAGCCCCAGAACCTGCCCCGCCCTTCTCTTGAGCAGGAACAGATAGACGAGGGCATCGAGGCGCTGAAAGCCGGGTGCGCCGATCTGCTGTTCGATAACATCATGGAGCTGACCAGCTCAGCGCTGCGCGGCTGCATCATGGCACCGAAAGGCAAAAAGCTGGTGGTTAGCGACCTGTCTAACATCGAAGGGCGAAAACTGGCCTGGCTTGCTGGCGAACAGTGGAAGCTGGACGCGTTCCGGGAGTACGACGAGGGAACCGGGCCGGACCTGTATAAACTGGCCTACGCCCGCGCCTTCAACATCTCACCGGACGATGTTGATAAATACCAGCGTCAGATCGGCAAGGTGATGGAGCTGGGCCTCGGCTTTGGAGGTGGTGTTGCAGCGTTCCTGACCTTCGCGCTGGTTTACGGCCTCGACCTTGACGAACTGGCGAACGCCGCGCTGCCGAACATTCCCCGCGATGTCATCCGCGAGGCGAAAAGCTGGTACGACGAATCGGTTAAACGTAAATCGACCTTTGGCCTGTCCGAGCGTGTATTCATCGCATGTGACTCGCTCAAACGTCTGTGGCGCCGGGCGCATCCTGCGACCTGCGATTTCTGGTACGAGCTCGAGCGCACCGTCCGCGCCGCAATAGCCACACCGCAAAAAACGCTGTACTGCGGTTATCTGAAAGTCCGCCGTGATGGCGCATGGCTGCGCATACAGCTGCCATCCGGGCGTGCACTGTGCTACCCGTCCCCGTCCATCGAGAAGGGGAATATCACCTATCAGGGCGTTAACTCCTACTCGCGCAAATGGCAGCGGCTCAAAACCTACGGCGGAAAGCTGGTGGAAAACGTCACTCAGGCGGCCGCCCGCGACGTTCTGGCCGGAAACATGCCGCTGATCGAGGATGTCGGATACAGCATTGTGCTGACGGTACATGATGAGGTAATTACCGAAGCGCCGGACACAGACGAATTCAACGACAAAGCGCTCTCCGCGCTGCTCTCCACTAACCCCAAATGGGCGCCCGATATACCGCTGAACGCTGGCGGCTTTGAGGCGTACCACTACCGTAAGGATTAATCGCTATGGCACAAGGCAACGTAGAAAATTTCGCAATCATTGTGTTAGTCAACGGCCGCACATCACAGGTCGAACTAACCACATCGCAAAAACGTTTGTTCGCAAAGTTAACACTCGGTGCGCTCAACGATAGTGGCCCTCTGAAACTTATGCCAATCGACGACATGGTCCAGTTACAACCCGACACCGAAGCATTTTCAGACGGTGATCCGCTATGAAATACATCTACATGGTCATGGACAGCCGCGCGCAGTTCGATATAGACAGCGCCGCCATTCTGGAATGCTGCGGCGATAAACAGCCCTCCTGGCGCAATCTGCGCAGAGACTGGGGTGATCAGGGCGCAGTACTGGTCCGCTTCCGTCTGGTTAACAGCGATATGGCTACCGACCCTGAGGTTGTCGGCGTCATCCACTGAGGTAATCCCTATGTCATTTAAATATCGGGACAGTCCGCTTTATTACCGGACTGCACGGGAAGCTTTGCGCCTCGAGCAGTCCGGCGAGTATGACCGGGCGGCGAAGGTCTGGGCCAAAGCCAACCGCGAATCACGTAACGAACTTAATCAGGACTGGAGCGAACGCCGGTCTGATTTTTGCCTGATGCAGAACATGCGCGAAAAGCGTAAGGCGGTGGATGAGTGAAAACGGTAATCCGTGTGCTTCTCTGGGTTGGTGGGATTTTGCTGTTTTGTTTTCTATTCAGCCTTGCGGGTGATCATGATCGTGATGATTGCGAGGTTCGTATTGCCAAAGAGCTGAATACCACCGCCGTATACATCAACGGTCATTGTATGGTCAAAGGTTACGGTCGTTTCGACGGGAGATAACGTTATGGCCTATGAACGTGAAAGCCTTATCGAAAAGCACCTCGTCGCCGAAGTGAAAAAGGCTGGCGGGGTCGCCTTTAAGTTCGTTTCACCCGGTCGCCGCTCGGTACCGGATCGCATTGTCCTGCTACCCGGCGGCCGTCTCGTTTTCGTTGAATGTAAAGCACCCGGCAAACCACCACGCGCCGACCAGCTGCGCGAGCACGAACGACTTCGCGCGCTGGGATTTACCGTGGTGGTACTGGATAGCAAAAATACGGAGGGGATATTGTGCGAAAAGTCCAACGTCGCAGTAAATTCCGCCTGATCGGCGGCCCGTACGATGGCGCTATTGTGATGCTCTTTACCGCTGGCACACTGGAGTTTACAGCCAAAGGACAGACCGGGCGGTATACAGGACACAGCGGTGACAGGCTACATTGGGAGGAAAAACGTGTCAGCTAACTCCCCCTCTAAAATCTTTACCCCCCGCCCCTACCAAGACCTAATTATCAACCACGAAATCGACACTCTGCGCTGCAACATCTGGGCGGGCATGGGTATGGGTAAAACCGTGGCGACGCTCACCACGCTGGAAGATCTCTTCATGGCGGGCGCGGAGACACAGCCTGCGCTGGTCCTCGCGCCGCTGCGCGTGGCCGCCAGCACATGGCCGGATGAAGCGGTTAAATGGGGGCATCTGCGCAATATCGAGGTACAGCCGATTGTCGGTAATGCCAAAGCGCGCGCCGCGGCGCTGGCGAACAGCAACGCGAGCGTGTTTACCATCAACTATGACAATCTGGTCTGGCTGGTGGAAGAGCTGGGCGGCCGCTGGCCGTTCGGTACAGTTATCCCCGACGAGAGCACCCGGCTAAAATCCTTCCGGCTGCGCGGGGGTGGTAAGCGCGCGGCGGCACTGGGTAAAGTGGCGCATAAGCACGCCCGGCGCTGGATGAATCTCACCGGTACGCCAGCGCCGAACGGCCTGGTGGATTTGTGGGGGCAGGCGTGGTTTGTGGATCAGGGTCAGCGCCTCGGGCGCACGTACGGCGCATTTACCTCACGCTGGTTCAACTCAATACAGTTTCCGGGGCAGAGCTGGACGAAGCTGGAGCCGTTCGCACACTCGCAGGACGAAATACAGCGTGCACTGGCCGACGTGACTATCTCCCTGGACGCCGCCGACTGGTTCGATATCAAAGAGCCCATCCATAACGTGATCCGCGTGGACATGCCGCCGAAGGCCCGCCAGCAGTATCGCGAGATGGAAAAAGAAATGTTTCTTGAGCTGAACGGCGAGGGCATCGAAGCGCCGAACGCCGCGGCTAAAACGGTGAAGTGTCTGCAAATTGCCAGCGGCGCGGTGTACACCGACGACGCTGGAAGCTGGTCAGAACTGCACGACGCAAAGCTGCAGGCGCTGGACAGTATTCTCACCGAAGCAGCTGGCGCGCCGGTGCTGGTGGCCTACCACTGGAAACACGATCTTGAACGCCTGCTTAAAGCGTTTCCCCGAGGTCGCCACCTCGACCAGGATCCACAGACCCTTCGCGACTGGAACGCCGGAAAAATCCCTGTGCTGTTCGCACACCCGGCGAGTGCCGGCCACGGCCTGAATATGCAGGACGGCGGCAACATACTGGTGTTTTTCTCGCACTGGTGGGATCTGGAACAGTACCAGCAAATTATCGAACGCATCGGGCCAACCCGGCAGATTCAGGCCGGACACAACCGCCCGGTGTTCATTCACCACATTATCGCTGCCGACACTATGGACGAAATGGTGATGGAGCGGCGCAACTCAAAACGAACAGTGCAGGACATCCTGCTCGATGCCATGAAAAAGAGAGGTATAGCATGACACCGGTTATCTCTGACACTGACCTGATTAACATCAAAGAGGTTGAGCGCTCTGTTGGCCTGAAAAAATCCAGCATTTATGAGCGCATTAGTAATAACGAGTTTCCGAAGCCTAAGAAGCTCGGGAGCCGAACCTCCCGCTGGGTACGCGGCGAGGTCGAAGAGTGGAAAAAACAGTTTCTTTAAATCAAACGCAGCTGATCAATAAAATCCGCATACCACTGCATCATTTCCCGACGCCCTTCCATATACAGGGCATGGTTATAAACCCCGCGTATATTGTTCTTGTCCACGTGAGCGATCTGGAGTTCAACCCAGTCAGAGTTGAATCCTTTATCGTTCAGGATAGTGCTGAATGTATGCCGGAAGCCATGCCCTACTACCCTCCCCTTATATCCCAGCGTGTGGATCATCCGGTTTATTGTATTCTCGCTCATGACCTTTGACGGGTCATTCCTGCCGGGAAACATATTCACGTATCGACCTGTGAGACCGTGCAACTCCTTCAGCAAGACAACAAGCTGATCGGAAAGCGGTACCAGGTGTGGGCGGTCCATCTTCATAAATTCGGCGGGTATCTCCCACAGCCGATTATCGAAATCTACCCATTCCCATTTTGAATGCCGCAGTTCGTAAGTACGCAGCCCTGCCAGCATCATGATCTGCAACCCCAGCCGGGGCAGCGGGCTCCCCTTGTAACTCTCAAGCGCCGCGAGAAAATCGGGCAGTTCTTCAGCTGTCAGGAACGGGAAGGACTCTCCTTTATGCCCGGTCATTGCGCTGTTCAGTTCGCTGACTGGGTTATACTTCGCGCGTCCGGTCGCAACTGCATAGCTGAACACTTCACCGCACCACCGGCGCGTTTTGGCTGCTTTCTCGGTTGCGCCGCGATTCTCAATTTTGCGCAATGCCGTCAGCATCTGGACAGGCTCGATTTCAGCAACCGGCAGCTTACCCACCGCAGGGAAAATATCTTTGTTGAATGCTTCGAGAATGTCAGAGGCATAGCCAGGCGACCAGCGCGGCTTCTTGAATTCGTGCCATTCTGTGGCAATCTCTTTAAACGTGATCGTCTTTGCTGCCGCAGCTGCAAAATGGCTTTTGACTTTTACTGGGTCAACACCTGCCGCAACGTTACGTCGGGCCTCATCTCGCTTTTCCCGAGCGGCCGCCAGCGAAACAGCCGGGTACACACCGAGCGCCAGCATCTTTTCTTTACCGGCGAAGGTATAGCGATAACGCCAGTATTTTGCCCCACTGGTTTTCACCAGCAGGATAAGTCCGTTACCGTCTGGCAGCTTGTAGTCTTTCTCCGCAGGCTTTGCCGTCTCGACCTGTCGCGCGTTTAGTTTCATAGGTACCCGCCTCAAACTCAGATACCCGTTTATGTACCCGTTTTAAATTTGGATTGCAACGGTAAAAGGTGGATAACGACGGACAAACAGAACAGCCAACACCGCGAAAAACAAGGAAAAATGGACAATTGGGGATGGTGCTGGATGAAATGATGGTGCCGATAATAGGAGTAAAACACAGTAAATAAGAAATTGTTTTTACTATGTTTTATTTTTATATAACAGACAGATACCCGAATTGATACCCGTGTTGATTTCGCTCCCGATTGAGGAACAAAACACGCTATTCCGTTGCCCTGTACCACGCCTGCCAGCGATAGATATTTGTCCGCAGCTCGCGCACACATTCCGTTGTCTGGGTATCAGCCTGCAGGTCTTCGTCGCTATCCCGTCCGGCGTTACTTGCCTTGCACGGCGGGCTCATCAAATCCTGGGATATTGTTGGCCGCATCAATTGCTCGCTGCCGCAGCTGCACAGCGTGATCGTCAAAATCGCACTTAGTATGATTCGGGTCGTTAACATATTTCACCACGTCTCGGTAAATGGTCCGGTAAATCACCTTCCCCTCTGCGCTGGCCGCTGCCGCTTTCTGCTCGCCAGTGGCGACGGCTTCCTCAGCCTTTTTGCTCTTCGCTACATGCTCGCTGTTTACCTTATCGCTGTGGGCGTACCAGCCTTTCAGATAACCGGCGTAGTACGTCCCGACAAACAGCGCCAGCAGAACGGCCAGCGCTAGCAGTTTCGCTTTAATGGTCACTGGTCTATCTCCCAGCACGCAAGCGCACTTTCCTGATCGCGCCGTGGTGGCTGACCATAACAATTATTTGACCTGATACGGCAATCTTTACCGCCGTCGAATATCCAGCGCCTGATTTCGGCGCAAGCCCCCTTTCGATCGCCAGCGTTCAGCTTGCGGTAGAACGTCGAGGAGAAACATTTTGAAGGGCCGATATTGTACGGGCAGAATGACGCGATACCTGCTTTCTGTGGTTCTGTCAGCGGCACTTTGATATTGCGGTCTACCCAGGCCAGGGCCTTATCACGTTCGATGGCGTTTACCTGGTCGCATTTTGCCTGCGTCAGCTTCATGCCTTGCACCACCGGTTTACCATCAACCATCGTGGCGCCACGGCAAATTGTCCAGATGCCGCCCCCGTCTTTGTACGCGGTTAAACTGTTTCCCTCTTTTTCATTCAGGAACTGATCTAGGATGACCGACGCCGGAGCGCCGGCAAGCACCAGACCCAGAACAGCGGCGCTGAGTTTAGTCTTGCTGGTAGCCATTATCTCGGGCCTCTTTTCGGCGATCGTCTTTGATTTTGAAATACAGGTTGGTCAGGTAAGTCAGTAAACCAAAGAGAATACTGGCAAGTACGCCAATAGCAGCCCACTGGCTAGGGCTTACTTTATCGAGAAGTTGCAGCAGCCAGTAACCAAAGCTGCCTATAGATGTGCCGTACGATAGCCCCGCAGCTACGTCTGAAAGGTTGTTCATCCTCATGCCTCACCCCCTGTGGGGAAAATCTTGTAGTGAGCTGAGAGTAAGCGTGGAGAGCGGTCGGAATCCCGACCATATAGAGGTGGTCGATTAGATTAACAACAAGTGCTAAACTTCAGACCTTTCCGAATTCACTGATTTCTATAATGTTAAAGTTATTCGCCAGGTACACATCGATAGGTGTCATCAATACGCTCATCCACTGGGTGGTGTTTGCCATTTGTATTTACGTTTTCTTTACAGGTCAGGCCCTGGCTAACTTCGCTGGATTTGTTGTCGCTGTATCATTCAGCTTCTTTGCAAATGCCCGATTCACCTTCAAGTCTTCTACAACGACTATGCGCTATATGCTTTATGTCGGGTTTATGGGCTCCCTGAGCGCTGCAGTTGGTTGGGCTGCGGATAAGTCTGGTCTGGCACCTATCATCACTTTAATTCTGTTCTCCGCCATCAGTCTGGTGTGCGGCTTTATCTATTCAAAGTTCATTGTCTTTAGGGATGCGAAATGAAAATTTCTCTGGTCGTTCCGGTGTTTAATGAAGAGGAAGCAATTCCAATCTTCTATAAAACGGTTCGTGAGTTTGAGGCATTACAGCAACATGAAGTCGAAATCGTCTTCATCAATGACGGCAGCAAAGACGCCACAGAATCAATTATTAACGCGCTTGCTATTGCTGATCCGCTTGTGGTTCCACTGTCGTTCACTCGTAACTTTGGAAAAGAGCCTGCTCTCTTCGCCGGTCTTGACCATGCTACCGGTGAAGCGATTATCCCGATCGATGTAGACTTACAGGACCCTATCGAAGTCATTCCTCATCTGATAGAGAAATGGCAGGCCGGTGCTGATATGGTTCTGGCTAAACGCTCTGATCGCTCTACAGATGGCAGACTGAAGCGCAAGACCGCTGAATGGTTCTATAAGCTGCACAACAAAATCAGCAACCCTCAAATTGAGGAAAACGTTGGTGACTTTCGTCTGATGTCTCGCGACGTTGTCGAAAACATTAAGCTCATGCCAGAACGAAACCTGTTCATGAAGGGCGTTTTGAGCTGGGTTGGCGGTCGTACTGATGTAGTGGAATATGCCCGAGCAGAACGTGTTGCAGGCAGCACAAAATTCAACGGTTGGAAGTTGTGGAACCTTGCCCTTGAGGGGATCACGAGCTTCTCAACCTTCCCTCTGCGGATGTGGACGTATATCGGCCTGTTTGTTGCCGGCGCTGCATTCCTGTACGGTGCGTGGATGATTTTCGACACTCTGGTGTTTGGAAATGCTGTTAGAGGGTATCCGTCACTTCTTGTTTCTGTGCTATTTCTTGGGGGTATTCAATTAATTGGAATTGGAGTTCTCGGGGAGTATATCGGAAGGATTTATGTTGAAGTCAAGAAAAGACCTAGATACGTACTGAAAGGCAAAAAACAATGATTAGCAAATCTTTTTTATGGACTTATCGATGGTCATTACTGGCCGCTGCTTTCACGTCTCTTCTTTATATTTTACCATTTATTGTTCATGAAAATTACATAATTGATGACTGGCTTCGATCTGATACTGGCGTTACAGCTTGGGAAGATAACGCCAGACCTCTTGCCAGTGTGATTATGTGGCTATTCTCCCTCAGTACGTCTGGATTCAGGTTCTTTGGTGACGGGGTTCTGCTGGACACTTTCCCATTCACTTTGATAGCGTCAACATTTTGCATTGTTCTTGCTGCATTGATTGTCGTAGAGAGGATTTCTATACGTTCAAATGTTCTTGTTGCAATTTCATCGATTTCTCTTCTAACAAGTCCTTTTTGGATCGGGAACATGCTATTCAGACATGACTCATTCATCATGGGTCTCTCTGCATTGTCTGCTGTTTGTTTTTCAATTGTTCTTTTAAACTCCGGGCCAAAGAGATATTTTTGGGGTGTAGCATTAGGATTTGTGGTTTTTACTACATACCAGGCATCAGTTAACGTCATATTCTCAACGATGTTATTGATAATATGCTCTAACTTATATTCTGGAGAGCATGTCAAAAAGCAGGCCCCTTATGTTATAAGGTGCGCTATTTCACTGATTATTTCCGCAGTACTTTATAAACTATGTGTGAAGCATGTTATATCCCTAAGTGAGTATACTCAAAGCCACGAAAGCCTGGTGTCTTTCGATATGAATGGCCTTAAACGGATCGGAGAGAATTCAAGTAACTTCTATGCCATATTCAGAGATGCGATGAAGGGATTCAATGGCGTTGTCACTTGGGTAGTTATGTCTGCATCTATTGTTCTTGGAGTCTTCCTGTCAAAAAGGCGCGGGCTAAACTTGCCATCAGTAATTGTGATCACAATCACTCCAGTAGCGCTTTTCTCATTAACGGCTGGGATAATGCTTATCTTGCAAAATCCAGTCGCATCCTCCCGCGTCATGATCGCCTTTGGGTTCGTATTAATTTATTTTTGCTGGTTGCTGGATAAATACCCATTCAGGTTAAAGATGATATTACCGGTTACTTTAGTGCTTTGCTCATTCTCGTTGTCATCTACAGTGTCTGGTGTTGTAAATGACATGCAAAGGCTTGATAGATTTGTCGCGTCCTATGCAGCAGAAAAACTGTATGAAAATGGTTACAAAAAGGGAATGAAGGTGTACATCTTTGGTGGACCTTCATATCCACCAAGCGTGGAAAGATCACTTTCAGCCAGACCATTCCTCAAAGACTTTGTTTACTCTTCTTTTGCAAATGGAAGATTCAAACACAGTCTCATGAAACAATACGGGATCATCTCATCACCTCCTTCAGGGCAGGACTTTTGGGACAGGGACAGGAGGATGAATTCCAGCACGGTTGTTTATTCTGACAGACTGATCATGATCTATCGCTTAAAGGATGAAATGGGATTTAGGGTTTTGAAGTGAAACAAAGGCCGGTTTTCCGGCCTTTATTACTATGAGTGTAACCTTATATCAGCACTAACGATAGATGAACCCAAAGGAACAAGTACGCCGCTCCCATTATAGAATCTAAGTATCAGATTTTTACTGGATATTTCAGGGAGAATTACCAAACCTGCAACACTAGCAGGGGTGACTGTGCATTTTCGCACAGCATCAGCGGTAACATGTGGTTTGAATGAAACTGTTAATTCACCAGTGCCAGTTGCAGATACAGTGCTTATCAATGATTCTGTATCCGTAGTTGTGACCGTTCCGTTAGCGCTAACAATTCGAGCAAACCTCTCCCAGTTAACTGTAAGATCAGTGACATTATCAAGGCCAACGAATGGCGCACGGGCGGTGTCGATGTTAAACACTTTAATATTACTATTGCTCCCCATAAAGCGTATTAAGGCTGCGCCTGAAGCATTCCCAGCCGAAACAAAGTCCTTGATTCCATCGAATGTGACATTAAACGCACCAGAAGCTACAAGGATGGGGTTTGCACTGCCGTGACTTTTAATACGGGTATTAGTGAAATAACTGTCACGGCACGTAACAGCTAGTGCATGAAGACGCACGGACGCAGGAGTTACACCTGACTTTACCTCCCCCTCAAATGTATAATTGTCTACACGCAGACCAACTACAGTGTTAGGCTGCCCATCAACTCCACCTGAGATGCCATATACAGCATTATCGTCATACTGAATTATTTTCATATGACCGTTGCGTATTTGAAGGTCCTGAATGACACCGTTCTGTGCGTTAAGGCCAAATCCACCATTAGAACCAGCGACATTAAATCCATCAATCATGCAACGGTTACTTCTGCGAATGACGCCCGCGGGCATGTTTCTATTATCAATATCAGCATAGCGTGCCACTATATTTTTGATAATGATGTCTTCACAAATGTTGCCTGACGCATCTAAGGAAATGTAGAAAGCATGACGGCCTAAATCTCCATCTTCAGCACTGGCTCGGAAATTAATTCCATCAATCAACCCACGAGAGCTACCTCCTAACAGCACTCCATAGCCACCTGCCGCTACATTATCGTGGTAGCGCATGTTACGGGCATAAACATCTCTTACAACAAAATCAGAACAACGCAGAAGCTCCATAGAGCCACTGAACTGTTTCGCGTCAAGTCCTAGAATTTTAAAGTTTTCGCTGTCTTCTAACTGTATACCATAGGCCACATTGCCAGTGGATGGCCCATTAACAATATTGCCGATGATGCGTAAGTTTCGGATAGTGAATCCTTTCTTGAATTCTGAATGTACAGCCCTCGCAACTGCGGTCATAGTTAAACTGCCACCTACACCGTCCACAACCTGATAATCTGTTGGTAATATTGGGCTGGAACGTAAATATGTTTTTTCAATTTCTACGTCCTGACCATTGGCCAGAACTGCTGAAACTGAATCGCCATACCCACTAGGCCTGCGGTCGATAGCATCGAGGTCGAGTTGAACGGTGCCGCGATGGCTGCTGCCGATCTTCTCCGCCCCGGTAGGCTTTGCCAGCTCAATCATCACGTCCGAAGCAGAACCTGATGCAGGTAAAACAGCTATCGGACTTCCGCTATCGTTGAAGGCCAGCAAACGGTTTGCTCGTTGAGAAACCGGGGGCAGAACAGGTACGTAAGATTCAGGAACACGAAGCGCGCGTACCAGGCTGACGTTATCGACATAATTCTTTGTCGCGGCATCCTGCGCATTCAACGGGTCGGCGAGTTTTTCAATACGGTACCCTTCTGCGTTAAACGGGCCACCCAACAAAGGTCGACGCAAAGCAAGACCGAGATAGATAAACGAGCGCTGAATTGCCATCCACAGACGATCAAAATCTTTGTTAACTGTATCAGCCAACAGGTCACCGTTGTCCTGGTAATCCGTTAGTCGATAAGTCGGTACGACGCGCTCCAGCATGACAATCGAGCCGCTGGCTGGTGGAGTAATAAATGTCACATCCCCACCGCCGACGTTTCCGGTCCCTGAAACGCTGTACCCGCTGGTTACCGTTGTGCCGTTGATGGACACCTGGATATCACCGGCGTTGATGATGTAGAACTCGAAAGGAAAAACAGTCGTCAGACCGTTGGCGTTATAAATAATATAGGGCGTCTGGTTAGGTACCGACATGATGCGAAACCTCTGGCGGGTTAATAATCGACGTTGACCAGATGATCTCCGTCACTTAACTGCCAATCTTCGCGCGCATGCCCGGTCGGAATCCCGACCACTTTCCCGATACGTACAGGGGTCTGACTTATTGCACCTGCGCCGGAATCAATGAAATCGTCTGGCTGGTTAGTCAGAGCCGGATTAAAGTCGCGCATCTGGTCATAAACAGGTCCATCAAGCACGTCGGTATGCGCCCACAGGAACCGTGAAGACAGCGGCGCTTCAAACGCATCAAGGATGCGTTTCTGCTTATTGGTAATGCTGAACTCTTCCCGGACGCCACAGCCCGTCCCCTTGAGCGCCTGACGCAACAACTTCCCGGCGAAGCTGCCGGGTCCGTTTACTTCTACACAGACAACCGGTATCTGGTATTTGAGCACCAGTTCTTTTATCTGTGCGACCTGCCCGCCGGTGATTTTGTCATTGTCGTCAAATTCAGCCAGCTCCCCGGTTAGCTCCTGGCAAATGTGCCAGTACAGGTGGCCACGCGCGTCGGTAAGCATCAGAGAGAACGCCGAAGCATCGGCCTTAACTTTGCCTGTGGCCACGTCCCACCAGGCGACGGCGCCAACGATTTGCACGTTACCTAGCCAGAGCGAGGCGGTACGGTTCGCATAGCGAATCTGTGGGTGGATGTTGTACTCGCGGATGCGGTCAGGATCGAGACGAACGTCACCCACAGGTTTACTGTGCAGCTGATACTGGCTATCCCACTCGTTTATCGTTCGTGTTTCTTTGCGGCGATTCTCCATCTCCTCGCGCGTGAATCGCTCAGGCCAGGCGCAATCAGCATAAAAATCAATAACGGTATCGGGCGCGGTGGCAAACTCAACGCCGCTGGCCGTAAATTTGTAGTCGACATCCTCGATCAGCAAACGGGCGCTTTTATGGATTCCGGCGAAAACATATTCCGGCCTGAAAGATAACTTGTAGTGCAGCTGGGTGGCGTCTTTCGCCTCGATGCGTTTTTCTTTCTCAAACAGCCGGATTGTAAGACAGTCAGCGCCCATAGACTCCACCTCGTCATAAAGGCTGTCATGCGTGTGCGGCGTACCAATGTAGAGTTTGCGGCCGCCCGGGATCAGAATGTGCGTTTGCTCACCCAGGCGATAGCGCAGCTTTTCACGCGCCTCCGGCGTCTGGATATTACGGGGTACCTCTACATCATCGTTCTGGCATTCGTTGGCGCGGGCAGAGGTAACGTTAGACAGAATGCCTTTGGCGTACATACTGCCATTACGTAAATCGAGCGCACCATTGACCCACCACTGCTCTACCGTGCCCTGCCCATCCGGTAGCATGCCTTTGGTCAGCGGATGGTTGCGCAGAACGTTCTGGGTATCTCGGCTGGTTTTATACGCGGTACCGTCGGATTCCGACTGGTGCAAAATACGGTACTGACGGTCGCAGTAGTACCGCCAGGCATTATAGACTGCGAGGATTGTTGATTTACCGAACCCACGGAAACAGCGAAGCACCGCGAGATTACCGCGATGCTCCAGCCAGTGGCAGGCCTTATAGTGGCAGTCCGGTACATTCCACTGCATCCGTTCCGCCCACATGAGAAAGAAGGCGAGGAAGGAAATCATTTTTTCCCTTTCTGCAGGCGCTCAATAATTGCGGCGGCCTCTCGCTCGGCTTTCGATACCTGCTGACCCAGCGCAAAAGCTTCATCATCCTGCCCGGGGTTATCAGAAGGCGTACCGCCGCGCGTCTGCATACCGATAAGAGAATGCACTTTAATCAGCAGCGTCAGCGATGCTGCTGCGTTTTTCTTGTCCCAGTACCGGTCGCCGCGTTCGTCTTTGGTCAGCTCGCTAGGTTTCTTTCCTGCCCCCGGCCAGTTATCCGGATCGGCTTCTTCGAGCACCACGTCGGTGAGTTTGTCGCTCAGTGTGGTAAGGCGTGTTTTGTAATCCTGATGCATAAAAAAGCCCCGTAGTGAATACAGGGCTATGATGGAACAGTCCAGAGGTCGGAATCCCGACCGATTAGCGCATGCCGGGGTCGACCTGATTTATCAGCGGCGCAATCCAGAAAAGGTTGTTCCCTGGCAGAAGCGTGCGCACGTTATGCAGTACCCGATCACCGGCATCGCCATTGAGCACGCCAGCGGTCACATCGGTAATGGTATCAAGCAGTCCGAACGTAGGGCCAAACGCGGAACCGATAAAGCCGCGACTGGCATAACGTGACTGTGTTCCGGTACCGAGCAAGGCCCCAAGCCCCACCATACCGCCGGATGCCTTTTCCGCCATATTGTTATATTCCATTAGCGGGCCAAGAATACCGGAGCGGTCAACACCTTCCAGTGCCAGTTTATTTGGCGACCAGTCAACCTCCTTACCGTTTGCAGACTGTTTAAGCGCGTACGTCAACGCACCGAGCCCAATCTGAAAGGCTGCACCATAATAAAATTGTGCCGTGCCTTCTGATAAGCCGCCGATTGTAGCCCGGTTATAGGACGCCGTGGTGAATGACCGGAACTGGAAGATTGAACGTCCAATTGTGGTGCTAGCCCACAATGGTGTGTCACCCACCCCGGGGGTGATGATAATGTTATTGGTATCTTTCAGCACAGCAGACTGGAAAATACCAGCGACGTGCTGATCATCCCATTTTTCAAAATTACCTATATGCCAGCCATCGATCACTTCACCGTGCTTTTCGAATTCGCCTCGAATACGCGCAGCCATATTGTCGTTAATGCCGAGCTTGGCAAGGCGGCGGCCAGCGAACGCGCCGGAGAGAATGCCGTCGGAGGTGATCATCCCGTTAATAGCTTTGTTCACATCGTTAAATTGCCCCATCAGCGTAAGCTTTCCAAAGACATCAGTTACGCGGTCAAGACCAGCCTCAACAGCGTTTGTACGCGTCGAGCTGTCAACCAGATCAGCCATTAGTCGCGAGCGAGTGTTAAGCACCGTCTCTAGCCCTACGGCCATTTTATTCATCTCGGCTTTGCTGGCTTTAAGTGCGGGCGAGCGGCTAATGAGGGCACCATAGCCTTTCATCGTTTTACTGAATCCCTGAACCATTACCCCACGAGCAAGATCGGGAATGGCGGAAACTGTCATGCCGCCCAGCTTCGTTACAAAGTTAACATTACGCAAAGCTCTGCCAGCTCGTACGAAGAAAGACCCAGGATCATCGGGCATTTTATACGTGCCAATAAGGCGATCACGCATAGCCATGATATCGCGGATATCATTTTCTCTGGCCTTTGCCAGCTTCGCCTGGTCTGCAGGGTTTGCGCGCATAAGTTCATCGTATTCATCCTGAATATCTTTTAACTGCTTTTCCATTGCTCGGTCACCAAACGTCCTGGTGAGTTCGATATCCGGGGCGCTCTCACGTATATGTCGCTGAAGAACGTAATTCGTATCGCTCTCAAGGTATTCGCGCATCATGCCGTCAGGTAAATTTAATGTTCTTGATTTAGAGCTGCCGGGTACCTTAACAGTAAAGGCATTAACAAAATCCTGAGGAATTCGTGCACCAACAATTTTATTAATTGTGGCATCAGCAGCTATCTCTGCTTCTTCCCTGGACATCCCCTGCGCTCCTCGCGCCCACCAGTTAACAAGAATGTCGCGGAATTTATCTCGCTCGTTTACGATTTTTCCAACACGATATACACGTGGGAAATAACTGGTTTGCCCCAGCGCTTTCAACTCGTCGTCGGGCGGAAGGAGTCCAAGCTTTTGCTGAGCTACTTTCACACGATCAACAACCGTTCTTAGTGCTTTTGCTGCATCCTGGACAACCGGATTTGCGTGAATATCACCATTTCTCATAGCGTCGCCAACCTCTTCACGAAACGCCGCGTAGCTAAGGTTTCCGCCATCAGCTTTATATTTCGTGTACGCCTGTTTATTGGTCACAACAACTGCAGCCTCTTCTCGACGCCAGCTTCGCACTCGTGTTTCTGCCGCAACGGGGGTTGCGTACCCCCTTTCGTTACCCCGCAACGTGAAATTGTTTTCAGCCAGTTCGAGAGCAGCAATTCGTGTGCTGCGTGACGGTGACGTCATGGCGCGAGTTAGCGGCGTCATATAACCACCAGCCTTAATAGCCGTATCAGCCACCCGCCCACCTGCCAACGTAAGATCGTCAAGGCTGGCATCATTAATGTGCATCGCGCCGACGCTTCCTCCATCCTGAGGTGCATCAACACCTCGAGCGATATCATTATTAATACCAGCACTATCGAGCGCGTCAGCCACTTCACGCGTGGCCGCAGTGCGGACAGATGGTGATAACGCAGCACCGGCGGCCGCAAATACACCGCTCATCAACGCACCGGCGGCGACGTGGGAGACGCTTTCCCCCCACGTGCGGGTGATCTGCTGGTTATTCAACGCAACCTCGCTCGCTGCGGTTGCAGCTGCACCGATTGCAGCCTGTGACACGATACGGGCCACTGTACCGCCCTGAGCACCGGGGATAAACATCGAAGCGACGGTGACAGGGTCAACAACCCCGGCCGCAATACTGGCGAGAACCCCCTCACCACCAGCCTCGGAAAGTACCCGGCGGTCCTCATTCTCGTCGTCAATCTGCTGTTTCAGCCAGGCAGTTTCTTCTGGTGAGCGAGAGTCGGCAAAAGCGGATCCCCATTGTTCATAACCGTGCAGTTCGTTTTTATCAGCATATGGGTTATACCCGTCCACCGGCTCAAACTGCTTAGCCGGGCGGAACATCTGCCCCAACAAATTATTCTGGCGAAATGCAGCACCCCACACAGACGGTTCATCCTGCTGAGGCGTCGGATTGGTACCCTCAGGTAAAGGGACATCAAACCCGGAAGGTGCCGCCAGGACGTTGCCCGCCGGAGTGAATCCGTTATTGAGTTCTTCAGGAGTGGCGTATACCGGCATTATTCAGTGCTCCACGAAAAGTAATTTTTAACCCTGTCCATACGCTCGTTGTGCAGGCGCTTATATTGTTCGTCGAGCGCGCGGTGTTTATCTTTGAATCCGCGAATGTCCTGGCCGCGCTGCAGCTCATTGCGGTCATGTTCTTCGCGCTCTTCCTGCATTTTTTTGTATGGCGCCCACTCTTCCAGAGACGGTTTCCAGCGCATCGGCCTGCCGTACGAATCGTAGAACGGCTGTACCGCTTCGATACCATCCTTATCTTTTGTCCGCACCATAATGGCGTAATCGCCATTGCGGGCCGTCAACACATCAGGGGTAATTTCCAGATCTCCACCAATTCGCGACTCTGGCGTTCTGCTGGTAACCTGTGCTGCATTGCCAGAGGTGATCCCAAGCTGGGTCGGGCTGGTGGTGATGTCGCCCTTGTGTTCGCCATACATCAGGCTTTCTTTTTCTTCTTTCCACTGCGCCGCCTGCCAGCCTGACGGACCGTAGTTATAAAGCGCCTCTGGCGCGTATTTCATTAATTTAGCGTCACCATTAACCTCGCTGATACTCCAGGTGCGGGCGATCTGCTGGTTGGTCATTTTCTTCGCCGCATCAGCATTGCCACCTGTGGTGCGGTAATTGATGTCATATAGTGACTGGTAGTCGTTGCGGAAACGTGCGGCCTCCGGAGTCTCGTCATCGGCGGATGGATTACCCCAGCTAAAGAAGCCCGACATGCTGCTCACAGCGGAATCCATCGCTTTGCCGCGATCTTTTTTGTACTCCTTAGTGCTCTGGGTTGATGCCAGTTGCGCTTTGAGGGCATCGGTCTGGTTGTAGGTCAGATTCTGCGCCTGCTCGATAGCGGTTTCGGATGCCATGCCGGAATCGGTAAGCTGTTTAACGGTGAGATAAAAACCCTGCATATCTTTTGGCATGTCGCCAACAGACGCGGGATCTGTATCATAGAGACGATTAAATAACTCGGCTCCCTGACGAACCGCCTCAGGACTGCGCGCGCGGGAAATCGCCGATAACTGGGTGGTCACCTGCGAAGGAATGATCCCGGTCTGTGCCACTTGCTGCACGATCCCGTCATGGGTGGTGGCGTCGTTAACCCGGAAATTTTGCGCTGTTGGCGTGGCATCGGCGGCTTTTTGCATGGATTTATTGGTAGGGTCGAGTTTCTCCCCCATAGAAAGCGCTTCATTAAAACGGCGGGTGTCTCGCTGTGCCTGTATCGCCTCGTTACTTTTCTGCACCAGTGCGCCCAGCTTGCCATATGCATCGAGTTTCAGCGCGTAATCCGGGTCGTTTGCATGCGGCTTTAACTTCGCAATTTCTGTCTGCTGCTGTTCTGGGGAAACGTACTGTATCGCCTGGAAGGTTTTGGCATTGTTGATCGCGATGTCGAGCTGCTTGACGGCTTTTGCCCCCTGCTCGCCGTACGCAAACATGATGGATGCTTTATCCGGCATGGCGTCAGGAACTTCGCCGTTATACAGCTGCGCCATCGTATTATTCAAAATTGGGTCAATTTGCTCGCGCAGGGCTGTGCGCTGCTCACGGATTTTCGACTCGGCGATGTTATCGATTTTGTTAACCGACACAGGATCGAGACCGGTTTTGTTTTTACGGTACCTGGCCAGCCACCCTCGAGTTTCTGCAGGTAACTGCCGGATAAAATCAGCCTCAGATATTTCGCCTTTCCGTGGGTCTCCTGCCTTTGCGATCAGCTTGTCAACGTTACCCATACCCCAGTTATACGCAGCACCAGCCAGCGTTTCAGAGCCGTATTTACCGTACAGCTGATTTGCGTAATCACTCGCCAGCAGAGCGTTTTGCTCTTCGTCAGCCGGGTTATATTCAACACCGCGCTTAGCCGCCAGCTCTTTGCCCGTGTCCGGCATAAGCTGATATTTCCCCTGCGCACCGGCGGGAGAAGTGATAATGCTGCCGTCGGCATTGAAATGCTTACCGCCGGATTCAACGATCCCGATGGCGCGCATATCCAGCGCACCGGTATCTTTTACCGGGAAGTCGCCATTTAACCAGCCCTGAGGGTTGGTGACAGCATAGTTCTGGGCTCGCTGGTCCATAGCACGTAAGTTGGCCTCAGAAACCGCCTGGTCAATTTGCTCCTGTGACCATCCCTGTGCCTGGCCATACAACGAAATTGAGTGCTGCCGGGCGCTGCGAATCAACGCGGCTGCCTGCGGATCGTCAAACGCCCCCGCTTCCTGCTCAACGGAAGATTTTACCGTCGCGTCCAGTTGCTGGCGCTGAGCCTGTTCGGTCTGGCTACGTTCAAAGCTGTTGTAGGTGCTGGCGCGGCGGATCTGACCTGCTTTCCATTGCGCGTCAAAATACTGTAACTGGCTCTGTGGAACGCGTTTGCGGGCTTCTTCGTAGTCTGATGAATCCAGCTTGTCCATGTCCAGACCAACGCCAGATGACTTAAACCCCTGCCGGGTTACCAGCGCGCCGGTCTCCGGGTTCTCCCAGCGGTCGCTGGATTTCGCATCGAGATCGGTAAGTATCGCCTGGGTGGCGGCCACGTCAGCTTTATCCTGCGTACGCTGCAAATCATCTACAGTCTGGCCCAGAGCAGCCCCCAGCCCGGCTACGGCATTACCTATCTGACCAACATTACTGACCCCGACCCGTGTCGGATTAGCCTGCGGCGTAACGTTGCCAAAATTACCCGTTGGGATTCTCACGGTTATTTACTCCCTGCTTTTTTCCAGCCGTTATACGCGGTACCACCAGCGCTCAGCAGAGAACTACCCGCACTGATATAGCCAGATGTTGAAGCGTTACGTCCGCTGATTCGGTCCGCTGATGCCTGCGCGTTGAGGCGAGCGCCCTGGTTCGTTCCATTCAAGATGGTCTGGTACGCATCCTGTTCAGCGTCACCCACGATGCCGGACTGAATACGCAATGCGGTACCTTCTCCAGTGTCCACGCCTGATGCAGCCAGCGCTGCATTTGCCTGCGCTGCCTGTGCCCTGCCCGCCTTACGGATGCGATCAGCTTCTACACGTGCAGCTGCCTGCGCGGCTTCTGCGTCGGCTTCCGCCTGCGCAGCCTGATAGTTGGACATTTTCTTTTGCTGCTGCCCGCTATAAACAGCACCGCCAGCTGCAAGAACAGATGCTCCGATTGCCGCAATTTCGATACCAGTGCACATCGTTACACCTCTTTTGAATAAAGCAGGCCTGTACGGGACAGGCCGAGACGTGAATACAAATCACCAGTGCGCTCTTCATGCACGCCCGTGGTGATACCCATATTTATGATTGCGGCGCCATGCTCTTCAGCCCAGGTGATAAAGGCTTTCGCGAGACGCGGGCCCGCCGTGCCGCCACGATGCTCAGGCGCAATAAACAGCCCGTATTCAAAGGCCATGAGCTGACGGCTGAACCACTGTTCAGCAATCCCACCGGCCAGCCAGCCGATTACAGCACCGTCTTTTTCTGCCACCAGCAGACAGCCGGCAGGAGATGAAATAAGAGTGCGGGCGAGTTCCGCACATTTTTCTTCGTCGAATGGCGAATTCTGTGAATAGAGGGACTCGATATACATGCGCGCCCCCAGTTCGATCAGCGCCGGGATATCCCCGGTTTTTGCGTTACGTACCATGTCAGCCCCCGTTACTGGTGAACGTGAAAATAATTGCGAGAAGGTGGAATGGCAGCGGCTGGCGCTGCTGGATAAGCAGGGTATCTTCCCCGCGCTCCCAGCCGAGTTTTCCCCAGAAATGATCGCCGGTGAAAAGTGGCGCGGGCTGGTTGAGGATTTTTGGTCCGAACCGTCGGAACGGTATGACCTGGCCGTTACACTCTGCACCAGTGGTTTCGAGGAAACGCATTGTCACTTCGCTGGTGCGCTTCTTCGCGTTCTGAGTGGTGCCTTCAGTGGTGGCAACCTCTGGCGAAAGCGTCTCAATCGTGCTTTCGAAGTGCAGACCAATTTCCACGCTTTTCGCCGGGCGTGACAGGGTGATTTGACCTGAGGAAACTGTGTGCTGCGGCATAACAGCGCCATCGGCCACCACATCAACCGTCTGCCCCTCAAGGTGAGCAAGACCGGACCACGTGACAGACCCTTCGCTACTGGTGCCGGTAACTGCGGCATCGGTAAAAAGATTGTTGTCGAACACCTCGACGTAACGAACGGTTTGGCCGTTTACCTCACGACGGACGATCGCATAAACCACATCGTCGGTATCGGATGGAATTGTCGCCACCGACTCAAACGCGCCGGCAGTGACCTGACGAGACCAGGCAATGACATCCTGCGCACGGTCGATAGCCATCGTGACCGCAACGCCATCAGCCCGAACCATCCAGATAAACGCATCTGGCTGTTGCTGGTATGCCATGTCCAGCACGCCACCCGCGGTGATATGTTCGGCCAGCACAGTCATATCGTTGGCGGAATAGGAAACAAAGCTGTCAGGGTCGTAAGCTACTGCGTAGAGCTTACGGCCAGCACGCTGCACAAACATGATCTCGGTACCAACGCGCACCGGGCGGATCCCGTTGCAGCCGTACGGACTCGGGTTTTTCACCGAGATATTGGTCGGTGTTATGGCCGCATCATTACCGGAGGTGATCGTAAACTCGCCGCCATAGGTGAGCGCGATCAGGGTATTCATCTGCGCCAGATGCACAATCGGGTTGAGCTGGTCAGAAGAAAGCGTGAAGCTGATCGCGTCATCATCCTCGGTGCCAATCTCAAAGGACAGATAAACGCCCGTTTCACTCCACCAGATTGTTTGCGGGTACTTCGGCGAACCGGCAAGAACAAGCCGCTGCTGGTAAAGCGTCACCGCACCGGGATAGCCAAAATCGTCGGTCCAGACGGTATCCTCGCGCGTCCACGATCCCGGTGACGCTGCCTGCGTTGCCGTCAAATCGCTGCGGATGGTACCGACGGCAATTTGCGCACTGGTGATGCTCTTTATCAGCACCAGACCGTCATTAAGGCGAACGTAAGAACCCACATCCTGAGCAACCCAGCCCGTGCCGGTGAATGGTGGGCTTGGGTTATCACCCGGATCCGCATCGCTCAGGGTCAGGGTAATTTCAGAGCCCACGAACTCTTTGACGGATGGCTTACACCATTTCTGCGGTGTATCGCGTACCTCGTCGAACGGCTCAACGATGAATGGTGCAGGCTCAAGCACCCAGTCAGTTTGACCACGGCGCTGGAGGCGGTGAGGTTTCACAGACTGATGCACCAGAAACATGGTGTCAGCGCCCTGGACATAATTCACGGCGGGCAGCATGTCAGAGGTATAGGGGCTGGCGATTTCGTACGGCGTGTTGTCTTCGTTGACCAGCTGCTTGCCGTTCTGAAAAATGCGCATGTAGCCGTCACCGAACTCCAGCATATATGCCTGCGACCGATTGAATACGTAAGGAATGAGCCGTGATTTTTTATTGCCATATTTGGTCGCAGCTGCAAAGCGGGTGCCTGGTCTGCGGACCACGCCGCCCTGCACTACCACCACAGCGTTTTCGATAACCTTCGCACCGTTGGCGTAGCGGGCGATATCGACACGCCCCATAAGGCGCAGGGAAACTTCGCCTGCGGTGAAATTGGTTTT